CGTCGTCCAAACGCGCACGCCTTGGCTAGCGCCAGCGTGCAAAGCCTCTAAAGCCTTGCGTCGCAAGGGATCTCAATGATTCCCACAATGAGATCCCCTAGAGGGAGTTTAGAGGGGTTTAGTATCAGTTAACAGAAGCTAAGGACAGTTAACTGCGTGCTAGTCACGTTCGCGGAGTTTGCATTGATCAAAGGCTGCACGAAGGCAGCAGTGACTCATGCAAGCAAGAGCCGGATTGCTGATGCTGTTGTTGAGGAGGACGGCAAACGTTGGTTGGATCGTGATCTTGCGCTGGAGTTGTGGCGGAAGAACACGCTGAAGAACAACAACGCGAAGGTGGATGAACCTGATCCGGTGGAGCCGCGGCCTGCTAATCCGCGGGAGCTACGACAGCGGTTGGCTGCACTGCCTGATGATGAGATCCCGGAGCTGAACGAAAGCCGCGCGCGGCGTGAGCACTACCAGGCGGAGCTAGCGAAGTTGGAGGTGGACCTGAAGCGGCGCGAGCTGGTGCCTGCGGTGGATGTGAAGAAGGAGGCCTATGCGATGGGGCGGAGCGTGCGTGAGGCGCTGGCGAACTTGGCGGATCGGCTGAGCCATCAGCTTGCTGGCGAGACGGATCCAGCTCGAATCCATCAAGTGTTGAGCGAGGAGCATCGCGCTGCGCTGGTGGAGTTGGCCGATGGTTAATCCATGGCGCGCTGGGTTCATGGAAGGGCTACGGCCTGAGGAGCCACTAACGGTTAGCCAGTGGTCGGACCGTTATCGGCGGCTGAGCAGCAAGGCCAGTGCAGAGCCTGGACCGTGGCGGACGGGAAGGACTCCTTACTTGCGGGAGCCGATGGACTGCTTGAGCAGCAGCAGTCCGGTGCAGCGGGTGGTGATGATGTTCGCAGCGCAGACGGGCAAGACGGAGGCAGGCAGCAACTGGTTGGGTTATGTGATCGACCATGCGCCTGGTCCGATGTTGTGCGTGCAGCCGACGGTGGAGATGGCGAAGCGCTTGAGCAAGCAACGGCTGGAATCTTTGATTAGCGAAACGCCTTGTTTAGCGGAGAAGATCGCGCCAGCTAGGAGCCGGGATTCGGGCAACACGATGTTCAGCAAGGAATATCAGGGCGGCATCCTGTTGTTGACCGGAGCCAACAGCGCGACGGGATTGCGATCTGCGCCGTGCCGATATCTGTTCGCCGATGAGATTGATGCCTTCCCGAGCGATGTAGATGGCGAGGGTGATCCGGTGGCACTGGCGGAGAGAAGGACGACCACGTTCGCGCGGCGGAAGATCCTGCTGACCAGCACGCCGACCGTGAAGGACTTCAGCCGGATCGAGGCGGAGTATGAGCGGAGCGACCAGCGGCGGTTCTATGTGCCGTGCCCGAGCTGCGGCGAGATGCAATGGCTGCAGTGGTCAAGGTTGAAATGGGAGGAGGGCAGGCCGGCTACGGCTCGGTATGAGTGCGAGAAATGTGGCGAGCGATTCGAGGAGGTGCATAAGCCGCGGATGCTGGCGGCTGGTGAGTGGCGAGCGACAGCACCGAGCGATGGCAAGACGGCTGGCTTCCATCTATCGGGTCTGTATAGCCCGCTGGGATGGTGCAGTTGGGAGCAGTTGGTGGATGACTTCCTGCGGGCGAAGGGCGACGGTCCAGCGCTGAAGGCATTTGTGAACACCAGGCTGGCGGAGACATGGGAGGAAGACTATGCGGCGGCGGTCAATGCTGAAGGTTTGATGGCCAAGCGGCTGGCATATGAGCCGGGCACATGCCCCGATGGGGTGGTGCTACTCACGGCTGGGGTGGACGTGCAGGACAACCGACTGGCGGTGAGTGTGTGGGGATGGGGCGAGGGCGAGACCGGCTGGCTGGTGTGGCATCAGGAGCTGATGGGTGACCCGACGCAGCTCGAGGTCTGGAAGCAGTTGGATCATGTGCTGGCCACCGGCTGGGCGACAGCTTGCGGGAAGGAGCTGAAGATCGCGCAGATGGCGATCGACTCCGGCGGCCACTGCACGCATGAGGTCTACAACTATGTGCGCGAGCGTGTGCGGCAGGGTGTGGTGGCTATTAAGGGCAGCAGCCGGCGCAATAGCCCGGCGGTTGGTAAGGGCAGCAAGGTCGATGTGAACTGGCGCGGGAAGGTGCTGAAGAAGGGCGTGACGCTGTACCAGCTCGGGACGGACACGATCAAGACCACGCTGTTCGGAAGGCTGCGGCATAACGAAGCTGGCGGCAGCTTGAACTTCGGGATGGCTGCTGATGAGGAATACTTCAAGCAGCTCACGAGTGAGCGACAGGCATTGCGATATCACCGGGGATTCCCGATCAGGGAGTGGGTGAAGAAGTCGGGCGATCGAAATGAAGCGCTGGATTGTGCGGTGTATGGCTATGCGGCGCTGTTGATTTACAGCAGGCGGATGAATCAGGCAACGATGTGGGAGCAGCTCAGGCAGCAGATGGAAGAAGGGAAGAAGGCACCGCTAAGATCAAGGAAGCAGTCCCTCTCTGGGACTGCTAGTGGCTTCGTCAGCAACTGGTAGGCCGTGAACATCCCGAGCGAGATCAGGGCAGGCGACACGATCCAGTGGCGGGACGTTGAGGGCGTGGACAACTTGGGCAATGCTGTGAGCAGTGCTGCCTACACGCTGACCTACTACCTGCGGTTCAACGCTGCTAGCGAAGGCGCGACGGTGGTCGGGACTGCGTACGGGACCGGCTGGGAGTTCAGCATCGCCGCGGCCACCAGCGCTGGGTTCGATGCGGGCACTTGGTATTGGCAGGCGGTCGCGACCAAGACTGGTAGCACGATCACGCTGGGCAGCGGTCAGCTCACGGTGCTGGCAGCGCTGAGCTACTCGGGCACACCGGCAGCACTGGATGGACGGACGCAAGCGCAGAAGGATCTCGATGCGGTGCAGGCCGCGATCCGCGCGATCGTCTCCGGTGGTGTGGTCAAGGAATACACGATCGGGAATCGGAGCCTGAAGAAGTACGACATGAAGGACCTACTGGAATTAGAGAGCAAACTGAAGGCTGAGGTGAAGCGCGAGCAGATGGCGGACTTGATCGCCAACGGCCTGGGCAACCCCCACAATCTGTTCGTGAGGTTCTGAGATGGGACTGAGGACTCGACTGTTTAGGGCGATGGGGTTCGAGCCGGTACGGCCGCGGCAGCGCGCGTATCAAGGCGCGCGCGTTAGCCGGTTGACGGCTGACTGGGTGACCAGTGGCACCAGCGCTGATAGCGAGATCAAGTCGAGCTTCAAGAGCCTGCGCAACCGGGCGAGGCAGTTGTGCCGCGATAACGACTACGCGCGGCAGGCGGTCCGATCAATCCAGAACAACGTGATCGGGCACGGTATCCGGCACCAAGGGCAGGTGCGGATGCAGCGCGGCGGGCGGCTGGATGAGACGGTGAACGGCCGCATCCATGAGGAATGGGAGCGGTGGATGCACAAGAGCCGCTGCGATGTGAGCGGCTTGCTCGGCTTCCACGATATGGAGCGCCTGCTGGTGCGCAGCTTGGCGGAATCGGGCGAGGTGTTCATCCGCATGATCAAACGGCCGTTCGGCGATAGCCGGGTGCCGTTCGCGTTGCAGGTGCTCGAGGCGGATTACCTGATTGATGACGACGTGCCGCAGGCCAGGGATGGCAACACGGTTCGGATGGGCATCGAGGTGGATCAATACCTGCGGCCGCAGGCGTATCACTTCTATGCGAACCATCCGGGCGATACCTATGCGGGCAATGCGCGGACGAATGGCCGGCGGATCCGGGTGCCTGCTGATGAGGTGATCCATCTGTTCATCCCGGAGCGGCCTGGCCAGACCAGAGGCGTGACATGGTTCGCCTCGGCGCTGATGCGGCTCCACATGCTGCAGGGCTATGAGGAGGCGGAGGTGGTGCGCGCTCGGGCGAGCAGCGCACTGATGGGATTCATCAGCAGTCCCGAGGGCGAGCTGGTGGGCGATGAGGTGTATGAAGGCGAGCGCGTCAGTGAGTTCCAGCCGGGCGTGTTCAAGTATCTGCAGCCGGGCGAGAGCGTGACGGTGCCAGACCTGAACGCACCTGATGGTCAGCTCGAGCCTTTCACCAGGTCGATGCTGCGCGCGGTAGCGGCTGGCGTTGGCGTCAGCTTCGAGAGCATCAGCAAGAACTTTTCAGAGAGCAACTACAGCAGCAGCCGGCTGAGCCTGCTTGATGAGCGCGATACGTTCCGCGTGCTGCAGCGGTACATGATCGAGAACTTCCATCAGCCGGTTTTTGAGGCTTGGCTTGAGATGGCGGTGCTGAGTGGTGCGCTGAGCCTGCCTGGGTATGAGAGCAACCCGGATCGATATCGTGCTAGCCGCTGGGTGCCTAGAAGCTGGGACTGGGTGGATCCACAGAAGGAGGTGGATGCGTACAAGACGGCGGTGCGGTGTGGCTTCAAGACACTCGGCCAGGTGATCGCTGAGCAGGGCGGTGATCTTGAGGATGTGCTGGTGGCGCGTCAGGCGGAGCTGGCAATGCTCGATGAGCTGGACATCGTGACCGACACCGACCCGAGCGAGGTGACGGAGGGCGGTGCGGTGCAGGCCGCTATGCCGATGGGTGCGACACCTGCGTTCGAGGAGACGGAGGCGCCTGTTGAGGAGGAGGAGTACGAGGAGCTGTCTGTGCTCGAGGATCCGACCGAGGCGCCTGAGGATTGATGGCAACCGTTAACGGAGAGGAGATCGACCTGATGCCGACGGACGGCATGAAGGAGGAGGCGCAGCGCTATCGGGACTGGAAGGCTGAGGGGCGTGATGGTGGCACTGAGGTAGCAGCGAGGCGAGCTGGGCAGATCCTTGGCGGTGATGAGTTGAGCGCCGACACGGTGATCACGATGGCGGCATGGTTCGCGCGGCATGAAGTGGACAAACAGGGCGAAGGATTCAGTCCGGGCGAGGATGGCTATCCGTCACCGGGGCGTGTGGCATGGGCAGCATGGGGCGGAGATGCTGGCCAAGGATGGGCTACATCAAAGGCCGATAGAATCAAGGCATTACAAGAAAGAAGCGCCGTGGACTTAGAGCGCCCCTATCTGAACGAACATGCTGCTCGGTTGACTGATCCCGAGCAATATGACTCGTTGCGTCGAGAGAACGATGCGGGCGGCTCAGGCATTGATTTCATCTACGGGATCAAGGAAGGAACGTCTGAGATTCAGGCAATCCGGTTCCGTAGCTCGCAGTTCACGCCGGCTGAGGCACGGGCGTGGTTGGCCGAGCATGACTTCGATCCGATCGAGTTCGAGGAAGCCACGGGCGATGGTGAAGGCCAGCGTGCTGCAGCAGGTGAGCTAAGCGAAGGCGACTTCGTGCAGTGGGATTCGAGCGGCGGCACTGCGCGCGGCCGGATCGAGCATGTGATGCGCGAGGGCACGCTGGGCGTACCCGACACCGAGTTCAGCATTGAGGCAAGCGCCGAGGATCCTGCTGCTCTGATCCGCATCTACCGCGAAGGCGATGAAGGCTGGGAGGCGACCGAAACGCTGGTCGGCCATAAGTTCTCGACGCTCACCAAGATCGCGGCACTGCGCAGCCTGACGGGCAAGTATCAGCGCAGCGAGATGACTGCGTTTGATGAGGTGGAGGAACGGATCTATGAGTTCCCCTTCAGCTCTGAATATCCAGTGGCTCGGTACTTCGGCAACGAGATCCTGAGCCATGAAGGCAAGGCGGCTGACCTGAGTCGCCTGAACGATGGCGCTCCGCTGTTGTTCAACCACAACCCCGATCGCGTGATCGGTGTGGTGGAGCGCGCGTATATCGACGGCAATAAGCGCCGAGGTTATGCGCGTGTGCGGTTCAGCCGCAATCCATTCGCTCAGGAGATCCTGAGTGATGTGAAGGATGGCGTTCTTCGGAATGTCTCCTTCGGCTACTCCATCGACAAAATGGAGGAGCGTGGCAGTGGTGACTATGTTGCAACTGCCTGGTCTCCCTATGAGATCAGCGTTGTCTCGGTGCCGGCTGACCCCGGTGTCGGGATTGGCCGATCTCTAACGGAAGACACTGCTGCTTCGGCAGCACCAACACCCGATCCCATTCCTTCAATGGAAAACACCACCCCCGATCTGGCCGTGGTGCGTGCCGAAGCCGCTGAGGCTGAGCGCGCCCGCATCTCGGACATCACTGCCCTGTGCGATAAGCACGGTATGGCAGACCTTGGTCGGCAGATGGTCGAGTCTGGTCGTTCAATCGACGAGGCTCGCGCTGCTGTCCTCGACAAGCTCAACATCCCCCAGGAGACTGTGACCATGCAGGCCGCCGACATTGGCCTCAGCGAGAAGGAGAGCCGCAGCTTCTCCTTCCTGCGCGCCATCAACTACCTTGCCAACCCGACCGACCGCTCTGCCCGTGAGGCTGCTGCGTTTGAGATCGAGGCTTCTGAAGCTGCTGCTGCCAAGCTTGGCCGCCAGTCCCGTGGCATCACCATCCCCCAGGATGTGCTGCGTCGCGACCTGAACGTGGGCGCTGCTACCGCCGGCGGCAACTTGGTTGCTACGGAGCTGGATGCCGGTTCGTTCATCGACCTGCTCCGTAATGCTTCTGCCCTGGATCAAGCTGGCGCCACCGTGCTGACCGGCCTGACCGGCAACGTCGCTATTCCCCGTCAGTCCGGTGCTGGCACTGCTTACTGGGTGGCCGAGTCTGGCGCTCCTACCGAAAGCCAGCAGACCGTGGATCAGGTGAGCCTGACTCCTCGCACTGTGGCTGCTTTCACCGACTACAGCCGTCGCCTGATGATCCAGTCCTCCATCGATGTGGAGAACATGGTGCGCAGCGATCTGGCTCGTGTGATCGCCCTCAAGATCGACTACGCCGGTCTGTACGGCACTGGTTCCTCCAGCGAGCCTCTGGGTCTGAAGAACACCACCGGCATCGGCACCGAAGACTTCGCTGCTGCTGCTCCTACCTTCTCTGAGGTGGTGGCACTGGAGAGCGATGTGGCTACCGCCAACGCTCTGCTGGGTAGCCCCGTCTACCTGATGAACGCTGCTATGCGCGGCAACCTCAAGACCACGAAGAAGGACGCCGGCTCCGGCATCTTCATCATGGAGAACGGCGAGGTGAACGGCTACCGCGGTGTGCTGTCCAATCAAGTTGCCTCTGGCGATCTGTGGTTCGGCAACTTCGCCGACTTGATCATCGGCTACTTCTCCGGCCTGGACATCATGGTGGACCCCTACACCAACAGCACCTCCGGCACTGTGCGTGTGGTGGCCATGCAGGATGTAGACATTGCCGTCCGTCATCCTGAGTCCTTCAGCCGCGGCAACGACACCCTCTGATCATGTTGATCAAGGTCCTACGGCAAACAATGCTGGCAGGCCAAGTGATCCGTCTCGGGGAAGTCCATGAGGCTTCCCCCTCGGACGCCAAGCTTCTGATCGGTATTGGCAAAGCTGTTGAGGTCGCCGACAAGGTGGCCGATTTGGTTGAGGTTATTGCTCAGCCAGCACCTAAACCATCTACCCCTCGACGGAGGGCTAAATCATGACCATCCACAACCTTGGCTCCAAGACCACAATCCTGGGTCTGCTCCGCAACGACGTTGTGGCTGCTACCGGGACTGGCTCTGCTATTGATCTGCAGGGCTATGAAGGCGACATGGCTGTGCTGCTGGACGCCGAAGCCGGCGGTGCTGGCATCACCTACGCCGTGAAGCTGACCGAATCCGACACCTCCGGCGGTACTTACACCGACGTGACTGGTGGTGGCTTCACCACCACTGCTGCCAACACTGCTTCGCTGCAGAAGATTTACGTCAACGTCACCTCGCTGAAGCGCTACGTCAAGGTCTCTGTGACCGTGGCTGGTGGTACTGGCGCTGGTGCTGTTGCTGTGATCGGTTTGGCCTCGGCTAAGTACGGCTGATCATGGCGATCACGGAGGATCTGGATATTTTCTTGGCGGACTTTGGCGTTAGCTGTACGGCTGGCGCCACTACCGCCAATGGGATCCTGGACATGCCTAGCCAGGTGATCAGCGATGGGATGGTGCTCACCACCGACTACACGCTGACGGCCAGAGCCTCTGCATTTGGAAGCCTCATCCGTGGTGATTCAATCACTGTGGATGGGGCTTCTTACACCGTCCGCGAGACGATGCTCATCGACGATGGCAAGTTCGTCCAGCTCGGGATTCAGAAGACATGAGCGGTCCCTTCAAGGTCAACACACGGAGCCAGTGGGCAGCGCAGAATCCTGTGCTGATGGCAGGAGAGCCTGGCCTTGAAAGTCAGACCGGCAACCTGAAGATTGGTGACGGCAGAACGGCATGGAATACGCTGCCGTATTTCAGCAGTCCAGCGAACTGGGCATCGTTCTGGGATACAACGTCGCAGACGGCTACGGCTAATACGCCAACGTCGATCCTGCTGCGCAAGAACGACCTGGACAATCGTGGCATCAAAGTGATCTCGGATAGCCGAATCACGGTCGATCATCCTGGGATCTACAGCTTCACGTTCTCGATTCAGTTCAGCAATACCGACACCAGCATCCACGACATCAACGTGTGGCTGCGCAAGAACGACAGTGGCGCAAGTGGTGATGTGGCTGACAGCGATAGCAAGTTCAGCATCATTGCTAGTCACGGCGGCACGCCTGGCAACGTGATCGGGACCGTGAACTTCATCCTCAAGCTGGCGGCGGCGGACTATATCGAGCTGATCTGGGCGACTAGCAACGCTGCTGCATACATCCACGCCGAGGCCGCGGCGACCAGTCCGTTCACGCATCCGGGGATTCCGGGCATCATTTGCACAGTGGTGCAGGTGGCATCGGCATGACAACCAAGCGCGAGTCGATCCTGGCCGGTATCCGCACGGCGCTCACGAATACCACCGGCGTGAGCACGAGGATCTATCGCAGCAGGGTGGAGCCGCTGGCTAGGGGCGAGCTGCCGGCGATCGTGGTCGAGCCGATCAATGATGTGTGCGTGCAGTTGACCAGCACACCGACGCTGGACTGGACGCTCACGGTTCGCATCGCAGTGATCGTGCGCGGCAACATCCCAGATCAGGTGGCTGATCCGATCGTGGAGAGTTTGCACGCAAATGTGATGGCGGATCTAACGGTCGGAGGCCATGCCTACGACGTGCAACCGACTGGTGTGAGCTTCGATATGCAGGAGGCCGACCAGCCATCTGGTGTGATCTCCTGCGACTACGTTGTGAAGTATCGGACTCAGGTCGCTAATTTGGCGCAGAGTCCGTAGTAGCTACGATGATGGACGAACACAAAGGCCAGGGCGGCAGCTATCTGGTCGACAAGAAAACCGGCAAGCGAAAGCTCATCGAGCGAACTCAGCCGGCTCCCCATCCACAACCTGAGGTAGCCACCGATGGCATCAGTTCTGACGCGCCGGCGCCTGATCCTGGCGAAGATTGAAAGCACTTACGCGCAAGATTCGAGCCCAACCGGCGCGAGCAATGCGATCTTGGTGCGCAACCTCGAGATCCAGCCACTGGTCGCTGAGACTGTGAACCGCGATCTGGTTCGCCCTTACATGGGGCAAGCCGATCAACTGCTGGCTCAGACCAGGGTCGAGGTGAGCTTCGAGGTGGAGCTGGCCGGCTCTGGCACGGCTGGCACCGCTCCGGCCTATGGTCCGGTGCTGCGTAGCTGCGGTCTGTCTGAGACACTGGTGACCAGCACCAGCGCCACCTACGCGCCCGAGAGCAGCGGCTTCGAGAGCTGCACCATCCACTACCACGAGGATGGCATCCGCCACAAGCTGACCGGCTGCCGCGGTACCTTCGAGATCAACGGCGAGGTGGGTCAGATTCCCGTGATCAGCTTCACCCTGACGGGCATCTACAACGCCCCGACCGATGAGACGCTGCCCACCCCGACCTACGCGAACCAGGCCACTCCGCTGATCTTCAAGCAGGGCAACACCACCAACTTCACCGCCTTCTCCTACAGCGGCTGCCTGCAGAGCTACAACTTCAGCATGGCCAATGACGTGATCTATCGCGAGCTGGTCGGCTGCGCGAAGGAGATCATGATCACCAACCGGGCGCCCAGCGGCACCATCGTGATCGAAGCTCCAACCATCACGGCCAAGGACTTCTTCACGATTGCTACCGGCAGCAGCACCGGCAGCATCACCTTCCAGCACGGCACCACCGGCGGCAACATCGCCACGGTGACCACTGCTCAGTCTGACCTGGGCAACCTGACCTACTCGGATCAGGATGGCGTGCAGATGCTGAACATGCCGTTCATTGCGGTTCCGACCAGTTCAGGCAATGATGAGTTCAGTCTCGCCTTCACCTGACCTTGGCTTTTGTTCTTAAGCAGTCGGACACCTACTCATGGCCGGTCGCATTTGATATCCCCGTCGACGGTGGCCGTATGCAACGGCAGACCTTCGACGGGGAGTTTCGTCGGTTGAGCCAGTCCCGCATCATGGAGATCGGCGCCCAGATCAAGACCGAGGAGATCACTGATGCTGATCTTGCGGCTGAGGTATTGGTCGGCTGGTCTGGCGTGACCGATGGCGATGGCAAGGATGTGCCCTTCAGCCAGAAGGCGCTGGAGCAGTTGCTCGATGTGCCGATGCTGGCGAGCGCCATCACGGTGGCCTACTTCGAGAGCCTGCAGGGAGCTAAGCGAAAAAACTGATTGAGGCCGCTGAGCATTGGGCAGGCGGTGGCGTTGTGGACGAAACCGCCGACGATGCCGCGGCCTTCGGCTTCGATCTGCCCGATCTGCCGCCGCCGCCTGATGAAGACTTCGGGATCCTGCCGGAGAACTGGCCAGTGGTTGAGATGTTCCTGCGAGTCCAGACGCAGTGGCGCACCACGATGAGTGGCGTCATCGGATTGGACTATGCAGCGGTGCGTTGGCTGTTTAAGCTGTACGACGTAGAGGAACCGCGTGCGCTGCTGGAGGATCTTCAGGTGATGGAGGCCGCAGCGATGACGGTGATCAATAAGCAGGGGGCATAGCCATGGCAATGAACATGGAGGCCATGCTGAAGATCACCGCCAACGTGGCGGGTGAGAACAATATCCGGCGCCTTGGCAACTCGATGCAAGGCCTTGAGGGGCGCATCAAGAACGCCAGCATGGCGACCAACCTGCTCTATACCGGCCTCAAGAGTCTGGCCGCTGTGGCCGTGACTGGCGGTGTGGTGGCGCTAGCCAAGTCGGCGATCGACTTGGCGGACGATATGCGCGATTTGTCGCAACGTACTGGCGTCGGTGTGGAGACGTTGGGGCAGTTCAAGGTGGCAGCGGAGCTGAGCGGCAGCAGCCTCGAGGGCGTGGCGAAGGGACTGACATTCCTGAATAAGAACATGGTGGCCGCAGCCACTGGCACGGAGGCGGCGGCTGCTGCATTTAAGACCGTTGGCGTTGCCACCACCGAGGCGGATGGCACGCTGCGTAGCGCTGACAAGGTGTTCCTCGATGTAGCTGATCGTTTTGCTCAGTTGCGTGATGGACCGGAGAAGGCAGCACTGGCGATCAAGATATTCGGCAAAGCTGGCGCCGAACTGATCCCGATCTTGAACCTCGGCAGCAAGGAGATCCAGCGCTTCGGCCTCGGCATCGGTCCCGACTTTGCCGACAAGGCTGATGCGTTCAATGATCAGCTCGGCCTGATGAAGGCTCAGACCACTGTGCTCACCGTGCAGATCGGTTCAGCACTGCTGCCGGTGATGAGTGGGTTGGTGAGCGTGATCACGCAGGCGATTACTTTCGTGGGCAATCTTGCAGGTGAGTTCTACAAGGCGATCGGTGGTGCGGCTGGATTGCAGCAAATAGCTGCTGGTCTGATCAAGACGATGGTGGTGCTCGGTGGTGTGACTGCTGGCGTGTTTATCGCAACCAACATCACTAACTTTACGAAGGCACTAAGCGCTCTTCGTGGCCTGATGCTCGGTTTATTAAGCATTGAAAGAGCAACTCTTGCAGTGCAAACGGCACGCGCCGCGGTGCTTAGCTTGATCGCTGGCCTGCAGACTCCTGGACCTGCGCAGGCGAAGGCGCTTGGTGTGATTGGCGGCGGCGCTGTCGGCTTGGGGTTGGCTGTCAGTCTTGGCAAGCTGATCGATGATCTGATGAAGAAGATCGGCACCGGCATCCAAGGCGCACTCACGATGCCGAACATCCCGACACCTCCGCCCGGCACCACGCCGGATTTAAGCGGTTTGCGCACAGGCGCTGGCGCGAAGCCGAAGAAAGCAGAGGAGATGAGCCAGAAGCTGTATCAGCTCGAGCTGGATCTGCTTGAAGCGCAGCGGAAGGAAAACGAAACGCAGGTCGCTTCGATCAAATACGAGATCGCTCAGCAAAAATTTGCGGAGAGCAAGCTGAAGAACCGCAACGATATGCTTGAGCTAGCCAAGGCCGAGCGGCAATACATGGAGGACATTGCCGACATAGCGACGAAGACGGGCGCCGCTGTTGCGCAGGACTTTATCAAGCGCAACCAACTGCAGGAGGATTACAAGCGCACTGTGGAGGAGCTGCAGATCAAGGCTGGCCTGATCACCGGCGACAAGCTCAAGCAGGTCGAGATCGATCGCGAACTGCAAACAATCCTCGAGCGCCTGCCTGGTTTGACTCAGGCGCAGATCGACAAGCTGAAGGAGCTGGTGGCTGCCAGTAAGCAGGTGAAGGATGGCTTCGGAGATACCTTCGGCGAAAGCCTTCGGCAGTATTACGACAGCCTGAAGAACTTCGGCGCACAAGTCGCTGATTCAGTCAAGGGCGCCTTCCAAGGTCTAGAGGATCAGCTAACCAGCTTCGTCACCACCGGCAAGGCGAACTTCACCGACCTGGCCAACAGCATCATCGCTGACATTGCTCGCATCGCCATCCGGCAGGCAATCATCAAGCCGCTGGTGGGTGGCATCTTCGATATCTTCAATATCAAGCCGAGCGCCATGGGCAACGTCTTCGCCCAGAACGGCATCCAGAAGTTTGCCCGCGGCGGCATCATCGACAAGCCGACGATGTTCCCCTTCGCCAACGGCATCGGCCTGATGGGTGAGGCCGGACCCGAGGCGATCATGCCGCTGCGCCGCGGGCGTGATGGCCGCCTCGGCGTGCAGGCTGCCAACGGCGGCGGTGCTGTCAGCGTGGTCGTGAATGTTGACGCCAGCGGCACCAGCGTTCAAGGTGATAACGCCAAGGGCGCCGAGTTCGGCCGGGCAATCAGCGAAGCCGTCAAGAATGAGATCGTGATTCAGAAGCGCCCAGGAGGCTTGCTCAACTAATGGCCACCTTCTCCTACACGCCCAGCTTCGAGGCCACTGAGATCAGCAAGCCGCGGGTGGTCACATTCGAGGCAGGTGATGGCTACCAGCATCGCGTCGGCTTTGGTCTGCACCGCAATGGCAAGGAGTGGCAGCTCAACTTTCTGAACCGCACCGACACCGAGCGCGACAACATCACGGCCTTCTTGGATGCCCGAGCTGGCGTCGAAAGTTTCGACTGGACACCACCCAGCGGCACTGCTGGCAAATACATCTGCAGGGAGTGGCAGACCACGCTGCGTTCCTGCAACTTCAACAACATCACCGCCACCTTCATCGAGGTATTTGAGCCGTAGCCATGGCGATACCCGTCTCAGAGCTACAGAAGATCGCGCCGAGCAGCATCATCGAGCTATTCGAGCTGCAGCTTGTGACTGCCCTGCATGGCAGCAACACGATCTACCGCTTCCACGCTGGCAGCAACATGAACGCCAACGGCGAGCTGGTCTGGAATAGCAACAGCTATCAGCGGTTCCCGGTCGAGGCCGAGGGATTTGAATACACAGGCACCGGCAGCCTGCCGCGGCCGAAGATCAAGGTGAGCAACATCCTCGGCAGCATCACCACGATCCTCGCGACAGTCAATGCGACCACTGCCGGCAATGATCTGACAGGGGCGACACTGACCAGAATCCGCACGATGGCGCGCTACATCGATGGCGCTAACTTCACTGGCGGCACCAACCCCTACGGCACACCGGACCCGACCGCCGAGTTCCCGCGAGAGGTCTACAAGATCGCGCGCAAGTCATCCGAGAGCCGGCAGGTGGTCGAGTTCGAGCTGGCCGCGGCGTTCGACCTGGTGGGTGTGCGGGCACCTAAGCGCCAGTGCATTGCCAACATCTGCCAATGGGTCTACCGCTCGACGGAGTGCGGTTACACCGGCAGCAACTATTGGGATGCGAATGACAACGTGGTCGGCACACTGGCCGCTGATGTATGCGGCAAGCGCCTCAGCAGTTGTAAGTTGCGCTTCGGGGCAACCTCTGAGCTGCCCTATGGCAGCTTCCCTGGCATCGGCGCCTACACCGTATGAGCTGGAAAGATGACGCGCTCAGGCACGCCCAGGAGGAAGATCCTCGTGAGGCTTGCGGCTTGGTGGTGGTCATCAAAGGCCGTCGCCGCTATTGGCCTTGCAGCAATCTGGATCAAGACGGCACACAGTTTGTCCTCTCTCCTGAGGACTATGCCGCTGCGGAGGATGCTGGCGAGATCGAGGCGATCTTCCATAGCCATCCAATCACACCACCGGAACCGAGCCAGCCGGATCTGATCAGCATCGAGGCCACTGGCCTGCCGTGGTACATCGTTAATCCGAAGACCGAGGCCTGGTCAGAGACGCACCCCACTGGCTACAAGGCACCGCTCATCGGGCGGAGTTGGGTGTGGGATGTGAGCGACTGCTGGACGCTCGTGCGTGACTGGTATGGCGAGCACGGCATCGACCTACCGGATTGGGATCGACCGGCCACCCATGCGGATTTTGAGTCGCAGCCGCTATTTGATGGCTTCTGGAAGGATGCTGGCTTCTATCAACTGCCGGAGGAGGAGCCGCTGCAGTTTGGCGATGGCCTGCTGATGAACATCGAAGGCAGTGGCCTCAACCACTGCGGTGTGTATATCGGTGATCAGTTGATGCTGCACCATCTCCGTGGGCGCCTCTCGAGCCGTGATCTGTACGGTGGCTGGCTGCAGAATTGCACCGGCCGTAGACTGCGCCATCGCGACGCCGATAAACTGACCGAAGGCTGAGAACTGCCATGCTGCGCGAGATCCGAGTGTATGGGCAGCTAGCCAAGTTCCTCGGACGGCGCAAGTTCATGGCGGCCGTCGATAGTGCAGCAGAGGCGATCCGATTCCTGCTGGCCAACTATCCGCAGGTGGAGCGGCACATGTGTCAAGAGGGGCGGCACTACCGCGTGATGGTCGGCGATCATGCCGTAGGAATGGAGGAGCTGCATGGTCCGGCTGGCAGCAATGCGATCAAGATCGTGCCGGTGATCGGTGGTGCTGGTGGTGGTGTGGGGCAGATCCTTGCTGGTGTTGCCTTGGTCGCTGCAGCGATCTTCATTCCCGGCCTTGGTCTTGGCCTTGCTGGTGCCACCGTCACCAAGATCGGTCTGCTCGGCGGTGCGTTGATCCTCGGTGGCATCTCGCAGGCGCTGACGCCAACGCCAACGCTGTCGGCATCCAGCACCTACAGCGGACCGCAGGGGACCACCAACACCGAAATGGATCCGCAGAAGTCCTACAGCTTCAGCGGGATCCAGAACACCAGCCGGGCAGGCGTGCCGCTGCCCCTAGCGTTCGGTGAAGTGATCTGCGGCTCCGTGGTGATCTCGGCCGGCATCGACACAGTGCAGATAGAAGCATGAGCGAATTGATCCGCGGTGCAGGTGGTGGCGGAGGTGGAGGCGGCGGGACAACCGTTGTCCAGCAGACCGTTGTCGCGCCAACTCGGACGCCAGTTCGTGATCCCGACACGCTGGCCTCGAAGCAATATGCGACGTTCGTCGACCTGCTGAGTGAAGGCGAGATCGAAGGCTTCCCATCTGCTGCTGCTTATACGCGCGGCACTGATGACTACAACCGAGCGCTGCTGAAGGATGTGTTCCTGAACGGCACGCAGATCCTGCGGCAGGGCGCTGATGCGACTAACCCGCAATCTGCCGACTACAACTTCCAGAATGTCACCCTGCAGGCTCGCTACGGCACGCAGGCGCAGACCTACATCCCCGGCTTCTCCGATATTGAGCGAGAAACCAGCGTGCAGGTAAAGGTCGAGCAGGCCACGCCGATCACGCGCACCATCACTGACACCACCGTCGACGCTGTGCGAGTCACCATCACGGTGCCGCGCCTTGAGCAATACACCGACGAGGGTGATGTGCGTGGTACCAGCGTCAACCTGCAGATCCGAGTGCAATACAACGGCGGCGGTTACACCACCATCATTGATGACACGATCGCAGGCCGCACCGCTGATCAATATCAGAAGGACTACAAGATCAGCTTCACCGGCTCCTTCCCGGTTGATGTGCGCGTGGTGCGCATCACGGCCGACAGCCTCGACACCAACCTGCTCAACGACTTCTACTGGTCGAGCTATACCGAGATCACTGAGCAAAAACTGAAATATCCCAACAGCGCCTTGGTCGCGATGCGCCTGGATGCTGAGCAGTTCAGCAGCATCCCCAGCCGCACCTATCGCGTCCGCGGGATGAAGGTGCAGATCCCGAGCAATGGAACTGTAAATCAGACCACTGGCGCCATCAGCTATGCCGGCGCATGGGATGGCACCTTCGGCGCTGCGGTCTGGACTTCAGATCCAGCTTGGATCCTCTACGCACTGCTCACGAACACCCGCTGGGGACTGGGCGATCACATCACCGCCAGCCAGCTCGACAAGTTCGCCTTCTATTCCGCCAGTCAGTACGCATCGACCAGCGTCGACGATGGCTTCGGAGGCACCGAGCCTCGGTTCTCCTGCAATGCCCTGATCCAGAACCAAGAGGAGGCTTACAAGCTGATCAACGATCTGTGCTCCGTGATGCGGGTGATGCCGTACTGGAGCACTGGCAGCCTGACCATCAGCCAAGACAAGCCGACCGATGCCAGCTACCTATTCACGCTGGCCAATGTCAGTGCTGATGGCTTCACCTACACCGGCTCGGATCTGAAGACCAGGCACACGGTCGCGATCGTCAGCTACCTCGATCTCGAGACGCAAGACATTGCCTACGAGGTGGTGGAAGACCAGGAGGCGATCGCGAAGTATGGCGTGATCACCACCAACATCAAAGCCTTCGCCTGCACCAGCCGCGGGCAGGCCGCCCGTCTTGGTGAGTGGTTGCTCTATACCGAGCAGTATGAGACCGAGGTGGTCTCCTTCAAGACCTCCGTGGACGCTGGCGTTCTTGTCAGACCAGGACAGGTAATCGAGATCGCCGATCCGGTGAAGGCTGGCGTGCGCCGCGGTGGCCGGATCGCAGCAGCGACCACCACCGTGATCACGGTCGACGACACCGCCGAGACCGATCTGGTCACCACTGGCAGCGCGACGCTATCGGTGATCTTGCCTGATGGCACCGTCGAGACCAAGGCGATCAGCAGCATCGCTGGCGCGAACATCACCGTCGCCTCGGCGTTCAGCACTGCACCGAACGCAAACAGCATCTGGGTGCTGAGCAACAGCAATGTCGAGACCAGCACTTGGCGCGTGCTGACGATCAGCGAGATCGATCGCGTTCAGTATGAAGTCACCGCGATCGCGTACAACGCCAGCAAATACAACTATGTCGAACGTGGCTTCAAGCTGCAGACGCGCGACATAACGCAGCTCAACGAACCACGGCCGGCACCGATCAACCTGTCGGCTAGCGAGACGATCTACGAAAGCAATGGCCAGGTGCGCGTGAAGCTCATCGTGAGCTGGACCGCAGTCGTTGGCGTCTCGGAGTATCAGGTCCAGTGGCGCGCCGTGAATGGCAACTGGACAACGGTCAACGTGCCGCGCACTGATTACGAGATCCTCGACACCACTGCGCAGACCTATGAGATCCGGGTCTATAGCCTCAACGGTGCGCGCACTCCCAGCACCTCGCCTGCATCGCTGAACTTCGCTGCAGTCGGCAAGACGGCAGTGCCGGGCAACGTGCAGAACCTCACCTTCGAGGCGATCAGCGCCAACTCCGGCCGCCTGCGGTGGAATCCGACCGTTGATCTCGACGTGAAGATCGGTGGTCGGGTCCACATCCGCCACAGCAACCTGACCGATGGCACTGCTACCTGGGCAAACAGCGTCGACCTGGTGGAAGCCAAGGCCGGCAGCGCGACCGAGGCGATCATCCCGCTGGTGGAAGGCGAGGTGCTGGTCAAGTTCGAGGACGATGGCGGCCGCCAATCAGCAACCGAGACCAGCGTGATCGTGGATCTGCCCGACACGCTGGGCAACCTGCTGGTGCAGTCCCGCCGCGAAGATGCCGACACGCCACCCTTCCAGGGCAGCAAGACCGATGTGTTCTACAGCGAGGAGTATGACGCGCTGACGCTGGATGGCACTGGCGAGATCGATAGCATCACCGACTTCGATGCAATCACATCGTTCGATATTCTCGGCGATGTATCCAGCAGCGGCACCTATCAGTTCAACAGCACGTTGGATCTGGGTTCTGCCTACAGCCTCGACCTGAAGCGGTTCTTCGTCACCCGCGCTTACTTCCCATCAGACCTGATCGATAGCCGCACCGGAGAGGTGGATAGCTGGGACGACTGGGATGGCACCGCAGCGGCTGGCGTCAATGCCAAGCTCTACCTGCGCAGCACCAGCGACAACCCCAGCGGATCGCCCACATGGTCAAGCTGGCAGGAGTTCGTGAACGGCACCTTCAAGGGGCGCGGCTTCCAGTTCAAGGCTGAGCTAACCAGCGAGGACATTGCGCAGAACATCCTGATCGATGAGCTGGGCTATGAGGCCACCTTCCAGCGGCGACAGGAGCAGAGCGTAGGCAGCATCGCTAGCGGCGCTGGTGCCAAGGCCGTCACGTTCGACAAGCCGTTCTTCACCGGCACTGCCGCGCTGGGTGGTGTTGATAGCAGCCTGCCAAGCGTAGGTATAACTGCTCAGAACCTAGCCACAGGTGACTACTTTGTGGTCACTGGCGTCAGTGGCACCGGCTTCACGGTCACATTCAGGAACAGCGCAGGCACCGCTGTCGACCGGAACTTCGCATGGTCCGCTGTCGGATATGGCAAGGCGGCCTAAATCCTGCAAGAATCTAGGCATTGCCTAAAAGTCTGATGGCTCAACACGACTATGTGATCGCTAACGGTACTGGCGCTGCCGTCCGTTCCGATCTCAACAACGGCCTTTCCGCAATCGTCACCCAGAACAGCGGAGCGACCGAGCCGACCACCACCTATGCGTACATGCGCTGGGCGGATACGACCGCTGGCGTGATGAAGATGCGCAATGGTGCAAACAGCGCATGGATCACTCTCTATCAGCTTGATGGTGAATGGTCGACCATCGCCTTCGAGAACGGCACGGCGGGCGCTCCGTCGATCTACTTCAAGGACAGCGGCACCGATACCGGCTTCTATTCGCCTGGCGCCAATCAGGTCGGAATTTCAACGGGCGGTACGGCTCGCCTGACCATCGACTCCAACGGCAACGTCGATATTGACAGCAACACGCTCTACGTTGATGCCACGAACAACAGGGTAGGTCTGGGGACTTCTAGCCCTGATTCACTGCTACATATTCAAGCCGCATCAGACGCGCGGCTAAGGATTAAAGCTACTGGATCTGGCACTGGTGTTAATAGCACCATTAACCTTGAAACGGCTTCTGAAGGACATTGGGTTATTCAGTCTGGCAACGCTGCTTCAAGTGGTTTGCGTTTTTACGATGTAACTGCGGCTCAAACTAGGTTGCTTATTGACTCCTCAGGCCGAGTAGGGATTGGCACTACTGGGCCAAATACATTGCTGGAATGCACTAGAAGTGGAACCGGAGATATAGCAAGATTTGGTATTGACTCTTCCACGTATCTGAATGTTGGTTATTCATCTAACACATTTACACTTACTTCTGCATCATCAAAATCACTGGCGTTTAATACGACCGGATCGGAAGTTGCAAGATTTGACAGCTCGGGACGCCTGTTAGTTGGCACGTCTACTAGCCGTAATGTTGCAGCCACTGTTGGAGCACGTTTACAAGTTGAACATCAAGCAAGCGCCGGTGTTCATGGTCTGAGTGTAATTGACGTTGTTGACAGCGCCATCATCGCCTTTGGCACAAACAATGGTGGCTCTGTCTGCTCAAACGGGAAACTACTAGCCAGAATCAATTTTGGTGGCAATGACGGAACTGACATGCAGAACTCTTCTGCATACATTGAAGCCTATGCAGATTCAACTTGGGGCAACGATGATGTTCCAGGCCGCCTAGTGTTCTCCACTACCGCCGATGGAGCGAGCAGCCCGACGGAAAACATGCGGATTTCGGCAAACCGAAATATACGCATTGGAACAGTAGGAACTAGCTACGGTGTATTCGACATCAATAATGATGGTTCCAGTACCTATAAACTAGATTACCTTTCTTCTGGCGGTAACCGTCTATTTGCCGTTCAGGCTTCAAATGGCACAGTCGTAAACTCCAGCGGCACATACACAACGGTTTCCGATGTAAAACTTAAAGAAAACATCGTTGAGTCTCCAAGCCAGTGGCAAGATATTAAGGCTCTGCGTGTTGTTAAATACAACTTTAAAGAAGAAACTGGGTACGAGCAGCACACGCAAATTGGTCTTATCGCACAGGAAGTCGAAGAAGTAAGTCCTGATCTTGTCTTTGACATTCCCGATACCGATGCAGATGGGGCTGACCTTGGAACTGTCACCAAAGGCGTCAAGCAATCCATTGTTTACATGAAGGCCGTCAAAGCCTTGCAAGAAGCAATGGAACGCATTGAGCAGCTGGAAACGGAGATGGCCGAAATTAAGGCGCAACTCCAAGCCTTGTAGTCCTACTCGCTAGTCACCTTCCCTAATGGTCAAAAACAGCGAAAAGATCGGACAAAATCCGATGATGCGTCCTTTTTCAGACCTCACCAAGGGCTTCGGTCCTGAGCGCCGGGAGCGCATCGAACAACGCAAGGCGGAGATCCGGCAGTGCCTCGACTTGCCACCCCACCTAAACTTCACCCACGGATCACATCACCATGCCCAGCACCACTTTCACTTGGAAGATCGCCAACCTTGAGCGGGAGACCGCCGATGGATTTGTTCTGACGGCACACTGGACGCTCTCGGCTGAGGATGGCACCTATGCCAGCTCGGCCTATGGGTCTGTCGGCTTCGAGCGCCCCGACAAGCTGATCCCCTATGCGGACCTCACCGAGGAGATGGTGATCGGCTGGGTGAAGGACAACTTCGGCGCTGAGAAGGTGACCGAGATCGAAGGTGCCCTGCAGCACCAGCTCGATGAACAGCGGCATCCGACACAGGCCGCTGGTGTGCCGTGGCAGTGAAGTCGAAGACCGGCACCGCTCGGATCGAGCATCAGCCGGGACCGCCGAAGACCACGCGCCAAGGGTATGGACAGCAGTCCCGCCCGCGACGCCGCGGCCGCAAGCCACTCAGAGGGCAGGGGCGGTAATGGACCGGGACACGCTCGAAAACTGGCGCAAGATCCGCGACCACCTTGAGCGTGTCGGGAAGACAGATAACCACTACTACCGCCGTGCGCTGGTCATCCTGCAGGGCAGGCCGGACCCGTTCGATCGCTACGATGGGATCAACGCAGGTCGGCGCAGCGATGGCTGAAGAACCACAGAGCGTAGGTGGCGTCTTCTCCGCCTCGCTGCCCACCGTCTTGGCTACTGGCATGGTCGCGATCGGCGGCCTGCTGATCTCGATGCAGATCCAGTCCGCACGGATCGAGGCCACCGTAGTGCAGATGGCCAAATCGATCGAAGAACTGAAGAACGATGCACGCACCGAACTGGCTGATTTAGATAAGCGCGTGCGCGCACTGGAGCTTCAGCAGTAACTTAAGGATTCAGGCACTATCACTATGACCCCTGAAACCATTGCGATCATCGCGATCATCATTGCCGCTGGCTCTGAGATCATCGCCATCACCCCGCTGAAGTCCAATAGCTGGATCCAGCTCCTCCTCCAAGCGCTGCGTCTGATGTTTCCTAAGCGTCGCTGACATGGCCAACACGGCACCGATCACCCTGCAGGCTCTGTTTCGGTACTACAAGGGACTCCCCCATCAGGCCGCGGCGATCAACCTGCTCGAGCAGGATCTCGCCGCTAATGGCTACCAGCAGGCGATGCGGCGTGATCGGCCGTGGTTTGAGGCTTGGTCACAAGATGGCAAGCAGATCGACCTATCGGCTGGCATCAACCTGATCAAGGAGTTCGAGGGCGTTCACCTCTCCGCCTATCCCGATCCGCTCAGCGGTGGTGATCCATGGACGATCGGCTATGGCACCACCCGCTATAGCGGTGGCGTGCCGGTGAAGCGCGGCGACAAGATCAACATCATCGAGGCCGACATGATGCTCCGCCTTGAGGTGGATCGCATCGCCGACAAGCTGGCCAGGACCATCCCGCACTGGAAGGTGATGGATGACAACCAGCGATCAGCGCTGGTCAGCTTCGCCTACAATCTCGGTGCCAACTTCTACGGCACACCAGGCTTCGAGACGATCAGCAAGGTGCTGCGCGAGCAGGCATGGGACAAGGTGCCCGCAGCGCTCGAGCTGTACCGCAACCCTGGCACCAACGTCGAGGCTGGCCTGCTGCGGCGCCGCAGAGCAGAAGGCGAGCTATGGGGTGATCATCGCCCGAAGGTGCAGCAGGAGCCGGCCAGGCTGACCCCAGACTCATCGTTCAGCGCGCGCGTCACGCCGCACATCAGGCTGGGTGAGTTCGCACTCGACCAAGAGGCCAGGCGCTTCCGGCATCAGTATCAGATCGACACTGCAGCGGAGCTGGCGGCGTTCCTCGAGCGGGTGCGGCAACGGTTCGGCGGCAAGAGCATCATCATCACCTCGGGCTATCGACCTTCAGCGATCAATGCCTCGGTTGGTGGTGCCAGCAACAGCGAGCACCTCTACTCAGGACCGGGCGTTGGTGCGGTGGACTTCGTGATCGATGGCGCCGACATGAAAGCTGTCGAGAAGTGGTGCGATGAAAACTGGCCGTTCAGCCTCGGCTACGCTGCACCGGCGTTTATCCATCTCGGGCGGCGTGCTGATAAGCAACGGCGCCGCTGGGATTACACCTGATGCTTCTGCCTGATCACGAGATCCGCCGGCTGTGCCAGCAACATCGCATGGTGTCGCCTTACCGCGAGGAGCTGCTAAACCCAGCCAGTCTCGACGTGCGTCTAGGTGATCGCATCATGATCGAGCAGGAGGATGGTCCCGACCTGCAGATCGTTGGCCTCTGTGAATACAGCCGAGAGCAGCCGTTCCTGATCCACCCCGGCGAATGGTTCCTGGCTGAAACGCAGGAGATCTTCCACCTGCCCGATCATGTTGGTGCCCAGTTCGTTCTTAAGTCGAGTCGCGCTAGAGAAGGATGGGACCACTCAGAAGCAGGCTGGTGTGATCCAGGCTGGTACGGCAGCCGGCTCACCATGGAGCTGAAAAACGCACGGCAGTTCACATCACTGCCGATCTGGCCTGGCATGAAGATCGGCCAGATGAAGTTCATCTTGGTCTCCGGCGTGCCAGAGCGCTCCTATGCGCAGACCGGCCGCTACAACGCCGACCTAGCTGTCACCAGCAGCAAGGGCTAGCTCTGCCCGCAGGCGGTGGATCTTGGCGGGCGCTTCGGCTGGATCGTCCATCGGGATCATCGTGTAATCGTCACAGCCGTGCTGCTCCGCGAAGGTGGTGGCAGCAATGTGGGTGGTGAACGGTCCGATGTGCCACGGACCGATGCGGAGGGCGTAGTTCATGGTGGGAAGGATAAAAGAGCCGCTCAGGCGGCCTGCTCCTCGATGGCTTTGATTGCGGCTTGGATCTCGGCTTGGCCGGGCAGATCGTTGCAGGTCAGGTAGTCCAGGGAAGCGTAGAGAGCGGTGAGGGTTTCGCGCTGGTAGGTGGAGAGCATCGGAGTGGTTGGCTGTCGATGTGTGAACTATACCCCGCCGGCAGGGCACAGTGCCCCTGATGCAGGGCACCTTCACAAACTGTCACACAAGCTGCTCCCGTCGCAGTCGCTACCGTTAAGCCAGCCGGGGCTGCTGCCCATGCGGGCGTTCATCGTCGAGATCACCGCCAAGCTGGTGGTGCGCTCCGAAACCGATCCAGAGGAGCTGCCGGCTGATATTTACGCACACATCGCTGAGTTCCTCCCCAGCGATGACGACATTCTCGACCTAGAGGTCAACGCCGTTCCCCTGCCGGTCGATCTCAGTGGATCAACACCACATTGATGAGACGCGCCTGGTCACCCGGCGCTCCGCCCGTGATCAGATCCACCTCGCTTGGAACTATGAATGTGCCTATTGCGGTGATCCGCTAGGCCGCAGCCCCACCCTTGACCATGTGGTGCCGAAGGTCCATGGCGGCCTCACCGTGCGCGAAAACCTGGTCTCCTGCTGCCTGATGTGCAACAGCCAGAAAGGTCACAAGCCGGTCTTTGAGTGGTATCGCCAGCAGCCGTTCTGGACAGCCTCCCGCGAGTGGGCGATTGCGCAGTGGCTCAACCAGGCCGCAGCATCTGATTGAGGTATATCTCCGCTTGAAACAAGTCACTCGAATACCGGCACACGCCACCGACGCAGCTCCGGTAATACACCTCACCCTTCTCCGCTGGCAGCAGCGTTTCGATGTAACCGCCGTCGCGGTCATCCCGGCTGATCACTTCAGGTCCGAACATTGCCGTGCCTCTTCACGATGGATCCATGTTTTTAGGTCCGCCACATAGTCCCGCAGCACCTGCGCCTGCTGGAGGTGCCATCCATCACCGGAGTCAAACCACAGGCGGTTGTGCCTGTCGATTGCCTGCAACGATTGATGGATGAGCACATTCCACGGCTCACGGATAGGCGTGTTGAACTCACGCTTGGACACAGCGACCAGGACGGCCTCTATCAGTCTGCCGCCGGTAATGCCCGCTGGAAGAAGTCACAGCGGCCTGCGTAGCGCCCGCCACTTCGCTTGCTCTCCGGCAGCAGCAGATCGCACCGCTGCGTGCTCATCTCCCATTGGATGCAGTCCCAGCACATCACGCTGGCGGTCTCCGGCCTGATGCTGGCCACCGCCGCCTGGAAGACCGCTTCAGCCTTCAGCAGCGCATCGTGGAGGCTGCTGGTGCCGGTATCAACCTCGACCTGGTGCTCAGCCTTTGGACCAAGCAGGACACGAGCGTGCCAGCTTCGATCGGTGCGGTCGCACACCAGCAGCAGTCGGCCGGCGTGCAACCTGATCACTCATCCTCTCCGTAGCTCGGTTGGTGATACAACCGCTCGAGCTGCATCGTCACCGGCTCATTGGCGTCCGTAATGTCAATGGGATCAGTCTGATCTCGGACGATGAAGACCATCCGAGAGCTATGGCGCTTGATCACCAGCAGGCCGATCCGATCGCTACGGCATAGGATCCGCAGCGCTTGGCGCTCAAGCCAGTTCAGGCGGAGATGTTCGAGCATGGCTCCATCTTGGCAATTAGTCGTTGCAGATACCACTCCGCTTTGCGGGCATCCTCGAGCGCATTGCCCTTCAGCCACATGCGGATCATGTATTTGAGCGCCTGCCCCTGCAGGTAGGCCAAGACCATGTGCGGTGCATCGGCGATGACCGACTCGATGAAGTCGATCGCCTCTACGGTGCCTGCTTGGTAGTGCGGTGGATGGTTGACCAAATCAGCCACGGGATGGTGCTCCTCTCTTAGGTGTGCGTTCAAGGTCGGCCGCCATCTCCGCAGCAGCGCGCAGCATGGTGCTGAGCGGGATGCCACTGATCGAGCGGTCGGCCATCCAACGAATAGCGAGCCGATAGCCGTGGCTGGCATTGCCGTTGCCGATCTGCCGCGCCATTGCTACTTCTTCGTCCGTCACCCGGATGTTCAGCGTGCGGTTGCGGATCCTGGCAGCTATCGCCATTTGTCCCCCAGCAGGTGCTGCCGACATACCTCGATCGCTTGCTGCGCTTGCTTCTCGGTTAGGACTGATTCGGTCAGGTCCATCGCCTTGACCACCTTCGCGAACAGCTCCGGGTAGTAGGTATCGCGGAAGTTGCTGGCAACATCACGCGCGAACTCCTCCCATAGGCCGCTGTAGGTGCCGCAGGTGCGACCGCTGGCGCGATAGAGCGCCTCCATCATTTCGTGTCGTTGATCGTCGAAGAAGGTGGCTTTCATTCGTTGAGGTACTGGCGGAGATGAAGCAGCTCAGCACAAAGCTGGTCGCGGTTCTTGATGCCGGTGATGCCCCGTAGCTGATCGATGCGGATGTCGATCAACAGGCGGAGGCGATCGCGTTCTGATGCTTGGCCAGCCTTGAAGGTATTGCTGCCCTCGAGCAGGCTATAGAGACGGGCGCGGGATGCGGCGTTGTTCATGCCACCTCCACGGCGGCAGATGGCCAGCGGTTCTGCGCATAACGGATTGCATCCTTCTGTGATTCAGCGCGCGTGATCCATGTCAACGGGCGCGCGCCCTTCGGATAAACCAGCAAGCGATACTCTCGAGTACGGGCACCATGGCGAGGCCTGCTGATGCCCTCGCCATAGATACCCTGATCCTCGGGATCAATACGCCATTGGAAGGCGATCGGAGAGCTAGATGTAGACATTCGGATCGGTGACGGTTTCAGGATTGAGCCATTCGATCTGATTCCACCAAGGGAGCCATGTATCAGCAGCGATCAGCTTGGCCTCGGTCAGGCTGTGCGCCTGCACGCACTCGACCACGTTGGCCTCCTTGATCGTGAAGTAGAAGCGGCGGGGGGTCACTTGCGCACCTCGATGTAGGACTGCGTGCCGGAGTGCGTGGCGCCTGCTTGGTCGCCGGCCTCGATGCCGATCATCGCGAACACGGCCGCGACGACAAGGAGACAGATGGAGTTGTTGATGCGGTTGGTCATGGTTAGTTGATGGGTACTTGATCAGGAGGATGGCGGGTTGCGATTGAGGCTTCCTAAACGCTGTGGCGGCAAGCCTTTTAACCACAGCGCTGTAGTTGACGGCTACTTGACGTAGCGCACCTCAATCGCCTCACCAGTGGCGACAGCGAGTTTGGCTTCCTCGTAGCCAATACGGAACCAGCGGATGCAGGAAGTGCACCACCGATAGGCGATGGCCTGTCCCTTGCGGTTGGCAGTGAAGGCGATCTGGCGAGTGCGCTTGGTCATGATTCGGAAAGCGGCGGAGGCGTTTCCCTCCGATGCACTAATGATGCCCCATCGGCGGGGCACATGCCAACCCCGTGTGACAGTTCTTCACACGGCCTCAGTGCCGACCGCGATCTCCACCGGCACCCGCAGCACCGGCTTGCTCTGTCCCTTCGCATCAATCCGCCCCCAGCCGACCACCGCCGGGCTAACGGGCAGCTCCACCGTGAACCACACGAACCCACAGTCGACGCACTGCCGCTTCCGCACCGTCACGTTGCGCTCCTTGCCATTGGTCGCCATAGCCTTCACTGCGCTGCTGGAGCATCGTTGGCACTGCATCGCTATCCTGAATAGGTACCCCACTGGTCTAGCACAATGCGGTTCGGTGAGTGGATGCTGGTGGAGGTTTCACCAGAACAGCAATTTGAGCTAGAAAAACAAGCCCGCACCCTGCTCTCAAGCCCGGATGCAGGCATCATGGCGGCTGCTCTCCTCAAGCAAGCCCACTACCAGCAGCAGCTCCTACAGCAGGCGGTCAATGAGATCGCCCGCCTCGAGCTGGAGCTGATGTAGCTCAGAACATATCGTCGCTCACATCAACCACCACGCCATCGGTGGCCGCGGCCAGCTTCTGCGCAGCATCACCAGGATCCACCCAGTCCCGCGGCGGTTGCGCCACCGCGCTCACATAGGCCAGTCCCTTGCTGCTGGTCTTCTTCCAGCCGCTGATCGGCACCTGGACGCTGCCGTACTGGTCGGGCGTCTGGCTCATCACAAAGCGGCAGAGCGCATCCAGCTCCTCCACTTTGATGTTCATCATCCCGCTGAAGTCCACCTTGCTTTCAGGCTTGGTCGACTTGAAGATGCTCAGGTTCAACTTGAAGCTCATGGTTGTTCGTTGGTAACGGTGTTGGCCTGTTCGTATTGCTCCACCCCGGCCAATGGGTAGAGCACGAAGCCTGGCGTGCGGAAATACGCCGGACCTTTGCCTGCCTTGCGCCAGCGCATCAGCGTGTCAGGGTGCAACCCCCATCGCTGCGCAAGCTGGGTGGCGGTCAGGTACTCAGAACAGTTCATCGCTCTCAGGTTCGGGCGCAGGTGCCGGCTCGGGGATGGCGGCGTTCAGATCAGCAACCTGATCGCTCACAGTGACCGGCTCAATGTCGACCACCTCCTCTTGGCTCTGCATCCCTAGCAGCAGATCGCTGGCATACAAGCGACCCCAGAACGCTGCGGCGCGATAGCGGATCATCAGCTCGGGCATCGTCTGCCATTTGCTGCCCGCCTTGGTCGCCCAGCCTTCCTTCTTCGCCATCGCCATCGTGATGGTCGGTCCCTTCAGCTCCTGCCCGCTGGCAAGATCCTTAGCGATCGCGTAGCAGGCCAGGCTATCGCCGCTGCCGCTCAGCTCGAACCGCAGCGGACTGAACCGGCCGCAGCCGTTGACCATCGCGATGATGAAGCTGCTGCTCCACGATGGGCGGCCATGGATCACATGCAGGTGCTGCATCGCCAAGAACGGGCTGATGCCCATCCGATTGGCGATCTCGAGCGCGACCAGGCAGTTGGCGAACCCCTGCTGTCCTTGAAATTGAGGCGGGATCAGCGTGCTGCTGGCCAAGGCCTTCGCTATCCGCTGGGCGTCCTCGAACGCCTGAATCCCCGAGAAGACAGAGCCCGCGGGCTGGGTAGTGGTGAGTGCTGTGGATTCCATCAATACATCTCGATCTCGGTGGTCTGTGTAGCGGCCTCGCCGGTCATCCATGCCGGCAGGCTGATCGGCTCAATCCGATCGCTGTAGGCAGGCCAGCGGCCTGATGCCTTGCATTCCGCCAGCGTCTGCAGGTCGCGCATGGCGGTTTCGTAGCCGCGCTCGATCATCTGCTCATCAGCGGCATAGACACCAACCGCGAACGGTGGCTTCTTCTCCACTGCGATGAAGATGAACCCCGATGGCCGTTTGCCGTACGCGGCCTCGATGCCCTCCATGTACCAGCCGGCTTGGACGTGGTAGCGCCACTTCGCGATGCTGCGGCGGAACTCCCGCGGACTGGCATCTTCGGTGGTCTTGAGGTCCACCACGATGCCGCCGTCCTCGGTGATCCAGTCCGGCCGGCACTTGCACTGCAAGCCGGTGGTCGGCTCCGTCCACATGTGCGTGGTCTCGGCCTCACCTGCCATGCCGAGCAGCAGTGCAGCAGCCGGATGGCCGAGCACTGCTCTGCCCATGTGCATCACCAGATCAGCATCCTCCCGGCTCAGCACGGTGCGGCCATTGGCCTCAGCCTCGAACGCTGCCCATGCCTCCTTGCCTGCCTTGGTGCGGCGGTCAAGGCCATCAGGTGCCACGGTGTATTCGGCGTCCCATTTGTGCAGCTCGAGCACATGGGTGTGAACGGCACTGCCGATGCGCATCGCTGGCGTCGGCTCCGGGATCATCCGCTTCGGGTCGATGTAGCGCGCCCAGTAGTGCAGCGGGCTGCGCGCGATGAGATCCAGGTGCGACTTTGAGATCGCAGGGTGCGCGTGATAGTCAGCGTTCTCCATAGGGTGTGGCGACTTGCGCGATCCTATAGCCTGATGCCGTCATGTGCAACCCCATGCAGCTCAGGCCATACCAGCAGCAAGCGATCGACGATCTCCGCCAGGCCTATCGATCCGGCGCGCGCGCTCCGCTGCTGTGCCTATGCACTGGCGGTGGGAAGACTTGTGTGTTCGCCGCTATCGCAAAGCAGGCTGCCGACCGAGGTCGACGTGTTCTGATCCTGGTTCACCGTCGGGAGCTGATCAAGCAAGCCTCAAGCAAACTCGAGTGGATCGGTGTCCATCACGGCCTCATCGCCGCAGGCATTGAGCCATCCGAGGCGCCCGTGCAGGTGGCCTCAGTCCAGACGATCGCGCGCCGCCTATCCCGCATCGACTGGCATCCGGACCTGATCATCATCGACGAAGCACATCACGCCACCGCAGGCCAATGGGAGCGCACCCTGCAGCACTGGCCAGCCGCCTATCGCTTGGGCGTCACCGCCACCCCATGCCGCCTCGATGGCCGCGGCCTCCGCAGTGCGTTCGATCATCTGGTGGTCGGTCCATCCATGGCGGATCTGATCACCGCCGGCTACCTCACCTCGGCACGGATTTACGCACCACCCCAGGTTGCCGACCTATCCGGCATCCGCACTCGAGCTGGTGACTATGCCAACGATCAGGCCGCGGCGGCCATGGATCGCCCGACCGTCACAGGTGACGCCATCGCGCACTACAAGCGGCTCGCAGCAGGTCAGCAGGCGATCGCGTTCTGCTGCAATATTGCCCACGCTGAATCCGTTTGCGCTGCGTTTCTGGCGGCAGGCATCCGCGCGGTACTACTCCTCGGTACTACCACCGACCGCGATCAGGTCGTTGCAGACTTTGGCGCCGGCCTGGTGCAGATATTGGTGACCGTCGATGTGGTCTCTGAAGGCTTCGATGTGCCGGCCGCCAGCGTTGCCATCCTCCTGCGCCCCACCAAGTCCCTTGGCCTCTACCTCCAGCAGGTCGGGCGCGTGCTTCGCCCAGCACCTGGCAAGCAGGCTGCGCTGATCCTCGACCATGTGGGCAATGTCACCCGCCACGGCTTCCCGGATGATCACCGTGACTGGACTCTCGACGATGGCATCAAGCGCACAGCAGGCACAGCCGCGCCATCAGTGCGCACCTGCCCCGAGTGCTACGCCGCCTTCAAGCCGCAACCGATCTGTCCCGTTTGTGGCGCACAATGCGCACCGATCACTAACCGCAAGATCCGCCAGCTAGCAGGTGAACTGCAGGAGCTGAAGCGCGAAGCCGTCCAGCAGCGCATCGCTGAACGCCGCAAGCAGGGCGCCGCCCGCAGCCTCGAGCAGCTCCTCGCCCTGGCCAATGAGCGCGGCTACAGTCCCGGCTGGGCGTACCGGATTTACCATGCCAGAAACAGGTAAAGTGATGCGCCCTTGCGCGCGCTAACGCCAAGGGCATGACCACCCGCTGCAACGGATGATGAGCAAGGCTAAACCATTGCCGGACATAAATATGTTATGCAAAATCATAAAATATGATCCTATGCATGGAATATTTATTTGGATTGAATCAAGGCCAAGATGCAAAAAAGGTGGAATAGCAGGCTCATTGAATAAAGATGGTTATCTTTATATATGCATAAATGGGATTCGTTACTCAGCTCAAAGATTGGCATGGTATATTTTTTACAAAGAAGACCCTGGAGCAAAACAGGTTGATCACATAAATGGCGACAAGCTAGATAATGCTATTGAAAATTTGCGATTAGCCACACAAGCTGAAAACATAAGAAATAGAACCCATCATAAACGAAGCAAATTGAAAATAAAGGGAGTTAGCTATGATCAATTAAAACAAAAATATGTTGCTAGAATTTGCATAAATTATAAATCGATCTTCCTGGGATATTTCCCCACTGCCGAACTAGCTCACATGGCTTACTGCAAAGCCGCGGCAGAATTGCATGGCGAGTTTGCGCGAGGTGCGTGAGAAATCCTGAGACCGACATCCAGCAGCGCATCCGCCTCGCACTCGGCACACGATCCGATCTCCGCCTATTCCGCAACAACACCGGCACCCTCCCGGATCCACGCACCGGCAGGCCAGTCCAGTTCGGCCTCGCCCGAGGCTCCGCAGACCTCATCGGCTGGCGCACCATCACCATCACCCCCGAGATGGTCGGGCAGCGTGTCGCCATCTTCACCAGCATCGAGGTGAAGACCGAATCCGGTCGCCTCTCACCAGCGCAACGCAACTGGCTGGAAGCAGTCCGAGTCGCAGGTGGGATAACGGGAATCGCCCGTAATGTGTCAGATGCGCTCGCCATAGTCGACGGCAAGCCATAATCCCACCGCCAAGTAAAAGGCCGGCGGTGCTGGACACACCCCGGCCACGGCTCACAGCTCTCACCTGCAAGCATGACGACTTTACAAAAGCCTGTTGACTTCGATGCCGCACGTCTGTTCTTCAAGATCCTGAAGAAGTCCAAGGATGCGATCAGACTTCGCGCTTTCTATCCCTCAGGCCATCCCTTTAAGGCAGGCGACTCTGGTCGTAAAGCCGCACCAACTCGCGCCATCGTCGAAGAATGGCAAGCCGAAGGCCGCGGCGTTTATGTGGTCATCAACGACGGCGGAGACACCGACTCCGAGATCACAGCCTGCCGCGCACTGTTCTGCGAATGGGACGATCGCCCGAAAGACTGGCAAGTCACGGCCTGGCAGGAGCTGAACCTTCCAGAACCCACCATGCAGGTGGACACCGGCGGCAAGTCGATCCACTCCTATTGGATCTTCGACACCGCCATCGCGCCTGAGCAGTGGCGATCCCTTCAGAAGCGCCTCCTCGAGCACGCCGACGCAGATCGGACCCTCAAGAACCCATCCCGTGTGATGCGCCTGCCTGGCACGCACCACATCGGTCCTGATGGCACCGTCGGTGATCAGGTCTGCATCATCCATCAATCCGATGCTTACTACACCCCGCAGCAGCTCGATGCCTGCCTGCCCGATGAACCCACTCACACCAAGCTGATCGAGGCGCGCCAGTTCACTGACTACAAGCCGCACACCCTCGCCGATATTCAAGACGCTCTCAACTGCATCCCCGCAGCAGTTCCGAAGCAAGGCCAATATCCCCTGTTTCGCAACCTCATGTGGGGTCTGATCGAAGCCGTCACCGAAGCCGGTGGGTCGATCGATCAGGCCATCACCATGATGCGCCACCACAGTCCAGACTTCGCTGAAGTCGAGCAGGTCGCACGCAGTTCCTACAACTCAGTCACTGCTGGCACCTTCTGGTACATCGCACGCGATAACGGCTGGCGGCCAGCGCGCATCGTGCCAAATGTTGTCGCTGATAATCCATCAACAGCCATCCAAACTTCAGGCCGCAGACTCACCAAGATGGAGGCTGATGAGCTTCTCGTGCAGCTCCGACAAGCCAATAACCTCCGCTACAACATCTTCACGCAGCAGATCGAACGCAACGGCAAACTCCTCGAAGGTGCTGAGCATTACTACCTCGAGATCGCTGAAGCCGGCTGCAAAATCTCCAAGGAGATCGCCCTCGACTGCTTGGTCAAGATCGCCAAGGCCAATCCCTACGACCCGATTCAGGTCTACCTCGATCACGTCGCTGCTCACATCCAGCCCACCTACATCGATCGCCTCGCATCGACCTACCTTCGACCTGCTGATGCCAGCAGCCCCGAACCCACCCTTTACGACCATATGCTCCGCTGCACACTCATCGCAGCGGTCCGCCGCATCTACGAACCTGGCTCCAAGCACGACAACGCCACCGTGCTCATGGGTGAGCAGGGCGCCCGCAAGTCATCCTTCTGGGCTGCCATCGGCGGTGAGTTCTTCTCCGATGCCCTTCGGGACATCAGCTCCAAGGACGACATCATGGTCCTGCACCGCTCTTGGATCATGGAGTGGGCAGAGCTGGATCACATCACCAGCAAGAAGCACGCCGGTCAGGTGAAGGCCTTCCTCAGCCAGTCCACCGACATGTTCCGTGTGCCCTACGGCAAGGCCACTGAGGCCTTCCCCAGGCGCTGCATCATCGTGGGGTCCACCAACCGCGACAGTGGCTTCCTGGTCGATGAAACCGGCAACCGCCGCTTCTGGGTTATCCCCGTCACCTGCACCCTGCAGAAACCCATCGACGTATCCGCCCTCCTCAAGGAGCGCGATGCAATCTGGTCGGCAGCGGTAGCGGCCTACCGCAACGGTGAATCCAGCGTGCTCACGGCAGAACAGGAGGCGCAGGTGGCGCAGGAGAACGAGGACTACCTGGTCGAGTCCCCATGGCGCGCACCGATCGAGGCGTGGCTGGTGGCGCCCCACAACCGATCGAAGAACATCACGACCGATGTGCTGCTGGCCGAGGCCATCGCCAAGCCGATCGAGCGGCAGACGCGCTCGGATCAGATGCAGGTGGCCAGCATCCTGCGGGATCTGAAGTACGACAGGAGGCGCCAACGGATCGAGGGCGTTCTCAAATGGGTCTACTTTCGAGACAGCAGCGTCGCGTGAGTCTTGAAATGAGACTGGGAGCTGTTCCTACCTCATCGGAGCAGGTAGGAACATCGAGATCCCGCTTGTGCACACTGTTGTTCCTATGTTCCTACTGTTCCTACCTATTTAATAGAGGTATATGAAATAGAGAGTAGGAGGGGGTACAGGGCAAAAGGAAAACTTTGTAAGGAAGGTAGGCACGGTAGGAACTAGGAACAGCTCCAGTCTCATCCGGCTGCCGCCTCCAACCAGTACGCTGGTGCCTCCACTCCGCTCTCACCGGACGTGCCAACCCAACCCGACGGCGGCCTGCCCGATCAGGTCCTGCCGTGCCTTGAGCCGCACTTCCACATCCATCGTGAGGTGACTGGCCTGCATCCTGCAGGCAAGCGCCTGCGCATCGATGCCATCGCCGTGCCCCGTGACCCCAGCCAATGGGCTAGGCCGGACATTGCCCTCGGCATCGAGTTCAAGCGCTCAGCAGCCTCGGCGCGAGGCGATAGCAGCCGTGTCATCAGGCAATGCCTCGACTACACCATCGTCGACTGGAAGGGCTTTGGCTCTGGGCTGCCGATCTTCTACTGCCCAGGCTTTGAGCAGATCGAGGTCTACCGGCTCTACCGCGCATGGACACCATGCAGCAGGGTGGATGATGACTGGATCGGGCACACCTACAAGCGCAACGATCCGCTCACCGATGAGCAGGTCTTCAACGCCGGGATGGGCTACGCCATCAGCGGCATACTCGGCCAGCACAACGTCGGCGAGCTGATCAACCATGACCGTGATGGCTGGTCGTTCATCAAGCACGGCGGTGGCTTCCACGTTCAGTGGTGCGAGCGGCGTGGAGTCTGCGAGGCCAAGATCAACCAGCTCAAGCGCAAGATCGGCTCTGGCTAATGTCGGTGCATGACCACCCTGAAGCTGGACATCAAGTCGGAGCTGCCCACCGCCATCCGGTGGACCGACACCATGACCAAGCAGCTTCCGTTCGCGATCAGCCAGGCGCTGAACCGCACGGCGTTCGACATGCGGGAGGCGATGAACGGCGCCACCCGCCAATACTTCAAGAACCCGGTGGCCTTCACCCAGCGCGCGTTCCTGGTCAACAGGTCAAGCAAGCGCAACCTTGAGGCTCAGGTCTACGCCGAGCGTCGCCGCGCCCGATACCTGCGCACGCTGATCAGCGGTGGTGATCGTGGCCAGAAGCCGGTGGAGCTGCGCTACCTCGCCAAGGCTGAGGCGACCATGCCGAAGGGTTCGGTGCTGGTGCCCGCAGCCATCAACCTGACGGCCGCTGGGAACGTCTCCTTGGCCACTCTGAGGCGCATCGAGGGGCAGATAGCCAGCAAGGGGAAGAACAGCGTCTTCTTGGGGCGTCCAGACGGCGCTGGGAGGCCGCCTGGTGTGTACCAGCGGACCGCGAAGGGGAAACTTCGCCCGCTGTTTATCGCCGTACCTCGTGCGCGCTACGGCAAGATCTTCCCGATGGCCGAGATCGGGCAGAAGGTGATCGACCGTCGCTTCGGTGATTACCTGCGCAGCAGCCTCGAGAAGGCGGTGGCCACGGCAAGGTGATCCCCCCCTCCCCCATCGTGCGGGTCCTTCCGGGGGTGTTTGCCGCGGGTCGTCCAAACG